ACAACGCTGGATGAACTCAAGGCGCTGTCAGCATGACCATTAAAGACAAGGCCGTGAAGGTAGTGGGCAAAGTGGATGAGGTTATTGCTATAGCTGATCCAGTATCAGACAGATTCCTTGAGCTGATTAAGAACTCTAAGCGGAGTGTGTTGGTGATACTGATTATTGGCCTTATTATCTGGTTAATCTAAATGAAACAAGATGGACGATTCAGATAAGGCTTCGGAGTACGAGGATCTGTTTAGGGAGTCTGCGATAGCGTTTCGTAAGGCTTCACCAAAGCTAACCGGGATGTGCCTCAACTGCGGGGTAAAAACTAAGGGTGCCTACTGTTCTCCTGATTGCAGGGAAGATTGGGAACGAATTCAACGAATGAAACGTGTAGGGCGCAAACATGACGAACGAAGAAATTGACGCTGTGGCCTTAAGACTATGCTCCATGATTCGGGAGCACCGTAAGGATTTCTGGATTGAACCAGAAGAACACTACAACGACCACAAAGAGTTATCTGAGCTTGTTAAGGATTGGAAAGCTGCTAGGACTATATTCTGGAAAGCCTTCATTGGGCTTGCAGTTATTGGGAGTATAGCTCTAGCTGCAGTTGGCTTAGGTCATAAGTGAAAAAGGCCCGTAGGTCTAAGACGCTCTGGTGGAACGGGGCATTAATCTTAGCTCTTGGGCTTCTTGAACTTGCTGCACAGGCATTTTCCACAGTCTTGCCACCCATAGCCTACGCTGGCTTGATATTCGTTAGTAGTGCGGGCAACATGGTGCTTAGATTCTTTACGAGTGAGCCGATCCAATGATTACTCTGCAGGAATACTTCAACGATAAGCCACAGACCACAGACTACAATCTGAACGCCCTGACGTTGTTGTACAGGGTTAATAACCTATTAGCCGCATTTGCTACGGATACTGGAACAATACTACAAAACAACCCAGCTACTGGCAATCAGATCTCAGGCAACAAGAATGGCGATGGGGGGTTCAGATTGCAGACCTCCACTACAGGGTCATCTAAGTCTGCACACAAGCAAGGTATGGCTGTAGATATTTACGACCGTGGTGAGCACCTAGATAAGTGGCTGGATGCAAAGCCTGACGCATTGATTAAGTATGACCTGTACAGAGAAGAACCCAGCGCAACTATAAACTGGTGCCATCTTGGGACTAGGAAGCCGCTATCCGGCAAGAGAACTTTCAAGCCGTGATACCCTTTATAGCAGGGGCGAAGGCTTTATCTCTCAGTACTAAAATTGCTATCGCTACAACGCTTGCTGCTGCATTGTTTTCTTTCGGGTTGTACGTCGGTCACAAATGGGGAGTTAGTGCGTGCTATGAGGCTACAATCGAGGCGCAGAGGCATACCATTGAGACAGGGGTCAAACAGGCTGTGGTTTCAGACAAAACGATCACGCAGTATGTGGATCGAGTACAAATTGTGCAAGGAAAGAGCAGAGAGATAATTAAAGAGGTTAAAGTTTATGTACAAGATACTGGTACTTTGTCTAGTGGTTTCAGGGTGTGGCACGACAGCGCCATCTACAATGAACTTCCCGACCCCACCAGAATTATTGATGCGTCCACCGTTGCAGTTGAAACCGTTGCCGAAACCATTGGAGCAAATTACGGTATCTGCCACCAGAACAAAGAAACTCTCACAGCCCTCCAAGACTGGGTTAGAGAGCAATCGGTAATTAGATAAGTAGTTATACACGTTTTGGTGTATAGACGGGTATAGGTGAGTATAAAGTACCCATTAAGGAACCCATATGCTTAAGAAAATCCAACTAAAGCCCGGAATAAACCGGGATCAAACTAACTACTCAGGTGAGGGTGGCTGGTTTCAATGCGATAAGATACGTTTTCGTTCTGGATACCCAGAGAAAGTAGGCGGTTGGCTAAGTGCCTCGTTAACTACATTTATTGGCGTATCTCGCCAGATGTGGAACTGGGTTACGTCATATGCAGACAACATACTTGCTGTAGGTACTAATGTTAAGCTCTATCTAGAGATAGCGGGTGTCTTCTATGACATAACCCCGATAAGGGCTACGTTTATTTCTGCTGTTACTGACAATTGCTTTGATACCACTAATGGGTCAAAAGTAGTAAATGTAAACATTGTTGCTCATGGTGGGCAGACCGGAGATTACGTTACATTCTCAGGGGTTGCAGGTACAGTTGGTGGCATAGGTGCGGCTGAGTTAAATGCAAATTTTGTTATCACGGTAGTAGGTAGTGATGACTTTACTATAACAGTTACTACGACTGCTTCATCCAGTACAACAGGTGGTGGGACTACTATTGTAGCTACATTTGAAATATCCCCCGGTAACGCTATAGATGTCTATGGGTATGGGTGGGGGGCTGGGGCATGGGGGCGTGGGGCGTGGGGGTCTGGTGCACTTGCGCCTGTATATACACCACAGAGAGATTGGTGGTTTGATAACCTAGATAACGACCTAATAGCGACCATAAACGGTGGTGCTATCTACTACTGGGCTAGGGGTACATCAACTGATCCTGATGTTGCTACCCATGCAGTCTTGCTTTCTAGCTTAGGTGGGGCAAACGCTGTACCCGCAATTGCCATGCAGACGTTGGTATCTCAGCAAGATAGGCACGTACTAGCCTTTGGTTGCACCCCGTTTGGCGGAGGAGATCCTGACCCCTTACTTATCCGCTGGTCAAACCAGAACGATCCTGTTGAGTGGGAACCGCTAGTTACTAATACTGCGGGGTTTATACGGGTGTCTCGTGGGTCTGAGATTGTAAGAGCATTGCCATCACGCCAAGAAACTTTAGTATTCACTAACTCTAACCTGTACACCCTGCAGTTCTTAGGTACTTCCGATGTATTTGGTCTACAAGAGTACGCAGATAATATCTCTATTATTTCAGCTCGTTCGGTTGCCACTGCAAATAATGTTACTTACTGGATGGGGCAGGATAAATTCTATGCTTACTCTGGACGGGTTGAGACACTGCCTTGCACACTGCGTAACCATGTCTTTCAGAACTTAAACTACAATCAAACCTCACAAATTATATGCGGTACGAACGAAGGGTTCCATGAAGTATGGTGGTTCTACCCAAGTGCCGATAGCAACATAAATGATAGTTACGTAATCTACAACTACCTAGAACAGATCTGGTACTACGGCACAATAGAGCGTACTGCTTGGAACGATAGCCCACTAAGGACTTACCCACAGGCTGCAGACTATGATTCTGAGTTAGGGATAAGCTACTTGTACAACCATGAAAATGGGGTTGACGATGGGGTATTGGGTATGGAAGCGTATATCCAGTCAAACGACATAGATATAGATGACGGTGATAAGTTCATGCTAACCAAGCGGATCATACCTGACGTTAATTTTAACGGGTCTGATAGAACTGCAAACCCAACGCCTACTGCAGTATTAACGATACTACCACGCAGTTTCCCGGGGGCTCCGTATACTGAGGAGGCTTCAGATGCCCAACAAGTTATTAGTACCGCAGTGGACGAGTATACAAACCAAGTATTCATACGTGCCCGTGCGAGGCAGATGGCGATAAAGATAAGCTCTACTGATATAGGGGTTAAGTGGCAGATAGGTAGCCCCCGTGTTGATGCTAGGCCAAGTGGGAGAAGATAATGGGTATGGTGTTGTTCAGAGCTCCACCGATGCCAGTACCCCCGGCACAATACAGCCAGCAGTACAACACGCAGCTCATACGGGTACTGGGGGTTTACTTCAGTCAGCTAGATTCTAGAACGCCTATACAAGCAGATGAGTTTATTGGAGGTACGTTTGAAGGAACTACATTTACTGGGGACCAGTTTACTGGTGGTGACTTTGATGGCGGTACGTTTACTGGGGACCACTTTGTAGGCGGAGACTTTACCGGGTCGGGGGTAGGTATAACTCTGCCTTATGGATCGTTCTACGACACAACTAATCAGGCTGGCGGAAGTGTAACTACTGAGTACCCGATGCGTCTTGCCACTACAGACATATCTAGCGGGGTATCGGTCGCCTCTAGATCTGCAGCCTTCACA